TCCTAGTTCTCTTATTATCTCATCGTGTTTCCTTTTGTCTTGAATTGTTATTACATCTATGCTATTAACGTGGTGCAATATGTTACAGTGACTTTTTTTTATTACATCACCTACTTCTCTAAATGTAGCTCCACTTTCGTAGGCTAGTTTACTAAATACCTTTTTAGCATAAGAGTAATTCCTTTGTCTTGTGTTTACTGATATATCTAAATTGAATTTTTTATTTACAGCTTCTTTTATCGTTTCTAGTTTCATATTTGTTTTTAGTTAAATTCTGCGTGTTCTAAACACTCACTACATAAATCTGTTTCATACCACTGTGAAGCACCACAGCAATTAGAGCTTGTGTATTCTTCTGTATGTGGATTGTCTATTGCGTTTTGTACTATTTGTTTTGGTGTTTTCATTTTGTCTATATTTTATTGTCTATAACTTCTATTAAGTGTCTAAGGTCTGAGCGTTCCCATTCTCCTAGTTTAACTCCGTTTATATTAAATTTATAATAGTCTTTTCGGTCTGCTTTTTTTACTTCTATGTTTACGTACATTTTAATCTATTTTAGTGAATTCTGCTATTTGGTTTTTATTATGTTCTTCTTTGTTTTGGAAGTAGTTATCAACTAGTGCGTCAATCATAACTAGCTCATCAATACTAGCTGTTTTTATTTTGTGTATTAAGTTGTCTATTTTGTTTAGTACATTGGTACACATTTCAGGGTTATTATGATATACAGTATTAAAACCCTCTTGGTATATGTTTTCTAATATCTTTGATGTTTTATTAACTTGTAGCTTTACGTTTTGTTTAAATGCTTTACTTCCTTTTAAATCGTCATTAGCTTCTAGTAGTAATTGACTTATCAATACACATTTTAAATAAGCTAAATGCCTATCGTTTATTGGTTCGTCATAAACTCCCCTTACTTGTTCTTGATGTTCTAGTTCTTTTTGTTCCATTTGTTTATAGTATTCTATTTGTTTTTTTCTATCCATTGTTGTTGCTGCTCTCTTAGGTATTCTATCTCCCGTCTTAAATAATCCGCTGCTTTTTCTAGGTCTTTTAACTCATCATCTTTTTTTCCACTTCTGCAAATATACTTAATTATATTTCCCCTGTTAAAGTTAAGTTCATAATCTTTTATAAAGTCTATAACGTCATAGCCTTTACCGTTTTCGTAATGTAAATAAGTTGCTCTCATAATTTTTTATCTTTTACTACCATTAATTTTTCTTTTTTTTGCTGGTGGGTTACCTCTTGTAGGTGCTATCTTTGACCTTGTATTTGTTCTACTATAATAGTTTGTTAGTTTCTGTTCATCACAAGGTATGAATTTGAATTTATCTTTTTGGTCTTTCATAATTTATTTATTTCTATATATTTTTACTTGGTCAACCAACCAAGGTCTAATCATTTCAACCGATGATAATGTAGGGCTGTCATTTTTAGCTAAACTCTCTAGTTGTTTAAATATAAAATTCATTTCTTTTTTGTTTCCTTTTAACTTAGGATGAACAAAAGAACAAACTCTGTTAATTGTAAACGCTTGAAATTTCACACTTCCGTAATCTCTTTTTAATCTATAAAAGTTTTCAAATAAGTATTCGCTGAATTCTTTGTTTTTAATTATTGATTTACCATCTCTAAATTGTTGTGTTGAACCATATCCAAAATATATATTTAATAAGTTACCAACTGAAAAAATGTCTTTTGTTTTTTCGTACTTCTTATATACATATTCATAGGTGTTTACATTCCTTGAAAAACTTTTTAAATAATCTAATGACGACCATTTTCTATTTGAACTATTTAAACTTATAATATATTTTTGATATTCGTTTAAATCAGTTGTATTAACCCAATCAATAATATAAACAGGAATAGTTTCTAATCCTAAGTTTTGAGTAGCTAAAGCTCTGTGATGACCCTCTATAATATTTCCTTTTGTGTCAATAATTATTGGAGATAACCAACCGAATTGTTGTAGTTTTTTCTTAAATATATCTGAGTGGTTTTGAACAATATCTCTATTAACTAAAGAATGTTTTAAATCAGATACTGGATAATAAGCGTTGAACTGTCCTCTTTTAATTTCTGTTGTTTTCATTTTGTTTTTGTTTTAATTATTATTATTTTAATTTTGTGCAATATATATTTTTTATTTTTAATAAACAATTAATTAACTATTTATTTTTATAATAATGCTAATATTCTTAAATCTTCTTGTATGTCTTTAATCATTTTTAATGCGTCTTTATAGTCTTGGTTCTCCATAGCTTCAATAACTATGTCTAGGTCATATACAAATCTAATCATTTTAAAACATTGATATTTGGTTTTGTGATACTTCTTTATATGCATCAGAATTAAATTTAATTATATCTATATTTTCGTAATTATGTTTTTTAATATATTTATAAGATTTTGAAATTCTACTATTTTCGTTTATTACTCCTATATTTTCATCTCTTGTACTCATCATACCTTTTTTTAATTCTCCTTTTGTTTCTCCACAATTTAACCAACTTTGTGATTTTTCAAAAAAACTCCATAAAGCAGGGTTTGATGTTTTTATATACATTGTCTTATTGTCTATTTTGTAAAGTTTTGATATATAATCACATATTTTTCCACCAATACCTAAACCTTGAAAATCAGGCAATACAACAACTCTTGAAATTCTAAAAGCATTTTGTATTACTCCGCTTGGAAAACATATTACACCAATAAAAGCAACCGGTTTATCATTCCACATAAATAAAAAACATTTAGCTGAATTATTCAAATCTTGTGTTAAATAATGATGGTGTTTGAATATATTCCAAGTTTCATATCTACATCGAAATACCTGTAATTTAATTCTTGGTCGTTGCCTTCGACTAGACGCTATCTCAAGACGCCCTTTTTGTGGTGAATAAATCCAATCTGGTTGCAACCAATCCATAATATCAAAATGACAAGAAGCAAGAACTATTTTTTTATTGGTTCTTCTTATGTATTTTTGTAGTGCGTTACTCATTGCTTTAGCCACATCTCTATCTACAACGCTTGTATATTCGTCAATTAGTATAACTTCGTTTTCTTTTGCTTTGCCAACCATATAAGCCAAGGAAGCTCTGTATTGTTCTCCATTTGATAATGTATGAAACGGTCTTAACCAAGTTGGTACACTACTCAATCCCATTGACGATAGTAAAAACGTTGCATCTTTTGGTTCTAACCAATTAAAATTAGATATTAATGATTTATTAAAATCAAAACTATATGTATTCATTTCTTTTTTAAAAAAGTTTTTTAATATAGTGGTTTTTCCTGTACCGCTACCACCATAAACTACTCCTATATTCCAATCACTAGGTAAATGCTTTAAATTAGCCTCTATTGTTACATTGCTTTCTTCTTTGTTTTGTATATCAAATGCTTCATATACATACTCGGTATATTTATCATTTACAATATTGTGTTTTAAATTTATTTTCATTTTGTTCTAAGTTTTAATAAGTGATAACACTCTGCATATTTTTGTCGTGCCTTGCCTTTGTATTTTTGTTTAAATAATTGATACATCTTTTTTGTGTATTGATACTTTGTATCGCAATCAGCTAAGTATTTTTCTGCAAACTTTTTACCTTTGCCTTTAAAATAGTTCACGTTGTCGGCTGTATCTCCAATTATCATTTGCTCGTAAAAGTTATATAAGGCTTCGTCCTCGCTTATATCTAAAACCTCTTTATGTTTGTAGTGATAGTTATACATAAGGCAAGGAAACTGCTTATAATCCTTGTCAATGCTTACTATCATAACATTGTCACGCCCTAGTTCGTTTGACAGCTCGTACCAATATCTAGCAACCATATCATCAGTTTCAATTCCAAAACCCCAAACACTGTCGTATTGGTCTTTGACGTATTGATGCATCTCATCTAATAAAGGCGGTAACTCTTGTTTTTTTCTATTAGCTTTATAATCGCTTGTAATTAGCTTTCTAAAGTTCCCCTTACTACCGCTGAACGTTATTACTTTTTCAACTGGATACATATCTTCTAGCTTGTTCACTATGCTCATAAACTGCTCATCAAACTTCGCTTGTGCTTCTTCTATATCTCGGTAGTATTTATCATCTTCTGGGTTCTCTCGTTTTTTATAACAAGCTGCAAAGATTAAACTATCTGCATCAACTAGTAGTATCATTCTATATCTAAATTAAAGCATTCAACTGAACAATAATAATCTCCGTTTGTTTCAGCACCACAACACGCACACTCTGTCTTTGTATCTGGTTCGTCTATATAACTATCTAACCAACTCATATCTCATATTTTTTTAAATCGTTTTCTAATTTCTCTATTTGTTTTTTAAACATTATTAACTGTTTGTTTTTTTCTTCTCTTATTAAATCTATACGCCTAGTCAATACTGTATTCTCAACACTTAAACCGTTTACATA